AAAATGCCTAACCCTACAGACATTTTGAGTGGCAAAGTTAAAAAGATGGACTCAAAAGAAATTTCAGCTATGTATTCTTTGACTGTGTCATTGTGCTACGAGCTTAAAGATTCTTGCGATAAGAAAGTTAAAAATTGGAATGAGCAAGTTAATAACTTCTTCCAATTTATTATGGATAACTTTGAAACAGAATTGGTTATTATGGGTACTAAACTAGCATTGTCAACTTATAAATTGCCGCTAGACCCAGATGAAATTGCTTGTTTTGATGACTTCCATAAGAAGTTTGGCAAGTATATTGCCCAAGCTACTGAAAAATAATTTGGTTTAAGGCTATTTGACACCACCTTCGGGTGGTGTTATAATATATACATAGTACAAACTCAGGAGCAAGAATGTCTAATTTAGACCCTATCATAGATAAAATCATCGTAGCTCGAGTAGGCTTGTTATTGCGCCATCCGTTTTTTGGCAATATGGCTACTCGTTTAAAAATTCAAGAAGGCAGTGATTGGCTTCCTACTGCCGCAACAGATGGTCGCACCATTTATTTTAATCGTAAGTTTTTTGAACCACTCACTACTAAACAAGTAGAATTCGTTATTGCTCACGAGATTTTGCATAACGTGTTTGATCACATGAGTCGTCGTGAACATCGTAATCCTCAAATCTTTAACATTGCCGCTGACTATTGCGTTAACGGTCAATTGGTTAGAGATAAAATTGGCGACCATACAATCGAAGGTATTAAAATCTTCCATGATTCAAAATACTATGGTATGGGTGCAGAAGAAATTTACGATAAAATCTTCGACGAAATGGACGAGCAAGAACTTAGCAAGCTCGGTCAATTATTGGACGAACATATCGATTGGGGCGAAGATGGTAAAGAAGGTCAGCCTAAATTTTCTAAAGAAGAATTAAAACAAATTCGTGACGAAATTCGCGAAGCTACTATGCAAGCGGCACAGGCCGCAGGTGCAGGTAATACTCCTGCAAGCGTACAGCGTATGATTAAAGAATTGACAGAGCCAAAAATGAATTGGCGTGAAATTCTTCGTCAGCAAATTCAAAGCACAATTAAAAATGACTATAGCTTTATGCGTCCTAACCGTAAAGGTTGGCACATGAGTGCTATCTTACCTGGCACACAGTATGATGAAACAATTGATATCTGTGTAGGTATTGACATGTCAGGTTCGATTGGCGATGAACAAGCAAAAGATTTCTTAACAGAGATCAAAGGCATTATGCAAGAGTACAAGGACTTTAAGATTAAAGTATGGTGTTTTGATACTCGTGTATATAACGAACGTGACTATGACGGTTACTCAATGGATGAGTTTGATGAGTACGAACCAATGGGCGGTGGTGGCACTGACTTTGATGCCAATTGGGAATACATGAAAGAAAACGATATCCAACCTAAAAAGTTTATCATGTTTACAGACGGTTATCCATTTGGTAGCTGGGGTGATGAAAACTACTGTGATACAGTATTCGTTATCCACGGTAATGATAAGATTGTTCCACCCTTTGGAGAATATGCTTATTACGAAGCACTAAAGGAAACAGCTTAATGAGTTTGAAGAATGGCAAACCCAACCCGTTGAATTACTTCAACCTACGTAGGGTTGAGTTTGCTTGCCCGCATTTTAAATACATTACTTTAGACAAGTACAATATCAACTATATCAGAAATCTAGACTCCTGGATTCAAAAGAATTTAAATAACAGGTATTATATAGGACAGAACCTAACATTAGACGGTTCTAATACAATAGTGTATAATACACGTATCGGATTTGAATCTGAAAAAGAACTTAGTTTCTTCACAATTGCCTGTCCGATTTTACAACAGAGATAATTATATACGTACATATAGTACATATTAAGGAGATACCATGTCTGAAGAATTACAACAAGAACAAGTGGCGCCAGAAGCCGCACAACCAACAGCTGAACAAGCACAAAGCAACGAATTAACAATCAATGACTTGAATGCAATGAAAGTTATCATTGATATTGCTAGCTCACGCGGTGCATTTAAACCAAACGAAATGGTAGCAGTTGGCCAAACATATACAAAATTAACATCATTCTTAGATGCTGTTGCTAAACAAGCTGAAGCACAAAAAGCTGCCGCTAGTGGTGCCGCAACTGCTGTTGGAGCCTAATTATGTCCGAACTTAAACACGTCGGCAGAGTTATTGCTACTAACAAGAAATGTGTTATAGCATATAGAACTTTGCCAGGCGATGCATATCATTGCCTGATTGTAGCAACAGAAAACTTGCCAGACAGCTATCACGATTCTATTATTAACCTAGTAGAAAGTAATGCTGGACAAACTGCGTATGAATTTGCCGAAGCACTAGGACGTGGAACATTCCCGGACGGTGCTAACATGCTTCGTGCGTTACACTCTACAGGTCGTTTACTTAAAGTGCCAACAAGTGCTATTGAAATGACTCCTACTACTTCTGTTAAGATTCAATTGTCTGAATTAAATCAGATCATTGCCGAACAACGTGGTGTTCCTGTAGACGAACTAGCAGTTAAACCAACTGTAGCAGAAAATGCTGACAACGAATATGCTATTGAAAAGCCAAAGAAAGAAGATAACGATTTTGCAAAGACATCATCTGCAAGCGTAAACGAATCTGCTGAAACTGTTGTTCCTACAGAATTCGATACACCAGAAGCTGAAGCAAAGTTTTATCGTTCACAAGCTGATAAATTAGCTAAAGAAGCCGCGGCGTTTCGTCGTAAGGCAGAAGAGCTAGTACCGACTGCGAAAAAGAAAACTGCATAGTGGCTTATTCGGGAAGGAAACTTCCCAAGGAAGCAGTTGCAAAATGGCCAGAAATATTTGGTGAGGTAAGCCTCAATGTGTTACCTCTCAGGTATCTCCAAACCGTTTTGGTCAATTTTAAAGACGGCAAGACTTGGGAAATACGTATAACATCACAACACAAAAGAGAAGGTTGGCCAGCCTTTGAAAAGAATCTAGCAGAACTAGTTTCAAATTATGATCATCAAATTAAAGAACTAGATTTTAAGTTAGATACTGAACGTGTTAAAAAAGATATTGAAAAAGAAACTCAAAAATTTTTAAAAAAGAAGAAGTTATAAATAATGAATGTTAAGCTCTTATCCTATTCACAGCCAACTGATGAATTCAAAGATCTTGGAATTGCAGACGCACAAGAACTCATTGCATACTGCGCCCGAGTTTCCAACCCAAGTAACCAGCTCAACACTGACACTTCAGAAAAGCTCATCAAGTATCTCATCAAACATCAGCACTGGAGCCCTCTCGAAATGGTATCAGCTTGCTTGGAAATTACGACGACACGAGATATTGCAAGGCAGATCCTTAGACACAGAAGTTTTAGTTTCCAAGAGTTTAGTCAGCGTTACGCAGACCCAACAAAAGATCTTAACTTTGTACTCCGTGATGCCCGAAGACAAGATCTCAAAAATAGACAAAACAGCGTAGAGCTAGATATCCTTAATAACGATGCAGATCGATTCTTAGCCGCTGGTTGGGAAAACATTCAAAATGACGTTATTAAGAAATGCCGTGAAGCATATGAGTGGGCTATTGTAAATGGTATTGCTAAAGAACAAGCTCGTGCCGTATTGCCCGAAGGTTTAATTGAAAGTCGTTTGTACATGAATGGTACATTACGTAGTTGGATTCACTTTATTGAATTACGTAGTGCAAATGGAACACAAAAAGAACATCAAGAAGTAGCATTAGCTTGCGCTAGTGTGATTGCTAAAGTGTTCCCCATGGTGGATGAATTGTTGGCTTAACCAATTAAAATCATTTATCTTACTTAATGCCTCCTGATTGGAGGCATTTTTTTCTCCGTATGCTTTGCCATCTATTGCACCTAAGTATGCTTCTTTACCGTAAGGTGCATTTTCATTTAAAGTACACCAAGTGTTTAATCTAGACAATGCTTCTTCGTTATTGATAACAGCTAGTTTACAACACTCACGAAATGCACTACGCCATGTACTAAACTCGTCTGTATTAAATGCTGTAATGTTACTTACAGTTTCCATAGCTTTAAAATTCTTACTAATATTCATAGTCATATCTACAGAACTAGTATCCATGTCTATGGTCATTTTACGTGGTAATAATTTAACACCACCATATCCGTAAGTCAAACTGTTAATAGGATTTATACTGCGCCATACATGTACACAATCCAAATCATATTCACTTACTTCGTAATCAAAGTTAAACGAATTCAATATAACAGCATCAGCATCGACTACCCAAAACATTTTTGTAAAACATTTCTTTGCGGCTGCGATATGGGCTTGATGTATTCCTTTAACACCGTGTACACG